AATACGGTAAGAATTTTCAGGAAAAGGTTTTTCAAAGTATGTTATCGGATCGGACTTGGGCTGCTCAAATGATTGAGGTGATGGACCCAAGCTTTTTTGATGTGAAGTATTTAGGTTTTTTATGCGAGAGTTATTTTGCATATTATGAAAAATATAAATGTTTTCCGACCTTACAGTTGTTGATTACGATTGTAAAAGAGAAATTTCAAAACAATACTGATACTATTTTACGTGACCAAATTATTGAATATCTGACCCGTATGAAAACTAACCCTGATTTAGGGGATATTGAATATGTGAAGGATAAAAGTTTAGAATTTTGTAAACGTCAGGTCTTTAAAGAAGCTTTAGAGAAGTCAGTGCAAATGATTCAAACTGAAAACTATGACTCTGTCTTAGGCATTATGAAAGATGCTATAGCAGCTGGTTTACCTGCTTCCCAAGGCCACGATTTCTTTGAAGATATGGAAGCTCGTTTTGTTAAGATCAATCGTCAGGCCTGTCCGACAGGTTTGTCACGCTTAGATGAAAAGGATATCTTACGTGGTGGTTTAGGTCGTGGCGAAATTGGTGTCTTAACAGCTCCTACTGGTGTCGGTAAATCACACTTCTTGGTAGCGATGGGTGCTAATGCGATGCGAGCTGGTAAAAATGTAGTGCATTATACTTTTGAATTAACAGAGACTGATGTTGGATTAAGATATGATTCCAACCTCTGCGATATTCCTTCTAATGAAGTCTTAGACAAGAAAGAAGAAGTGATTGAAAAATACAAAGGTATGGATTTAGGTCGCTTGGTGATTAAGGAATATCCTACCGGTAGTGCCACTGTGAACACAATTCGTACACATATTGAAAAACTCTCTTTAAAAGGTTTTGTGCCTTCATTAGTCGTAGTTGATTATGCTGATGTGATGAGATCCAGTCGTAAAATGGAAAGCTTACGTCATGAATTAAAGTTAGTGTATGAAGAATTACGTAATTTAGCGATGGATTTAGGAGTACCAATTTGGACTGCTTCCCAAGCTAATCGTGATGCATCTAATTCAGATGTAGTAGGTTTAGAGAATATGTCAGAAGCGTATGGTAAAGCGATGGTAGCTGACGTGGTCTTGTCTCTGAGTCGTAAACCTACTGAAAAGGCATTAGGTACAGGTCGCTTGTTCGTGGCCAAAAATCGCGCCGGTCGTGATGGTATCTTATTCCCAATCAATATTGACACAGCCAAATCTAAATTCTTTATCTTAGATGAAACCGAGTTAACATTACAGGAAGTTATTACCCAAGACAAGATGGACTTAAAAGAACAATTAAGAAAAAAATGGAATGAAATACAGAATAAGGATGAATAATGATTAAAGTCTATACCAATAGTAAATTAAAAGAAGTCTTAGCTAATAAACAAATTGAAAAATATACGCCTGCATATTCAGGTGAAAGCGTCGGTTTAGATTTATATGCCACCAAACGCGTACAAATTAACCCAGCTACTACTCATGAAGGTGAAAAGGGTGCCACTATCCCTACCGGTTTGCATATTGCCTTACCTAATTCACACGCTGGTTTAATCTTAGAACGTGGTTCTGTCACTAAAACACCTTTGAAAATTAGAGCTGGGGTAATTGATCCAGGTTATACTGGAGAAATATTTATCAATGCAGTAAATGTGTCGGACACTTCTTATATGATTAAAGAAGGCGATAAATTACCCTTTCAAATTGTGGTTGTAAAATGTGATCACGATTTTCAGGTTATTGAAGAAGACGAATACTTAGAGATTACTAAGTCGTCGTTGCGTCAGAGCGGTCAAGTTGGCAGCTCAGATAAAAGATAGAAGGTTTTTATGAATTATTTTGGTATAACAATTAACACACAATATGATAGTAATCTCAATGAACAAGCGTATGCCTTGTTAAAAGATTATTATATGTTAGAAGGAGAAACTACTCCACAACAAAGTTATGCACGAGCTGCTTTGGCTTTTAGTGCGGGGGATTTAGGATTAGCACAACGTATTTACGAATATGCCGCACAAAATTGGTTTATGTTCAGTTCTCCTATTTTATCTAACGCTCCTACACCTGATGGTCGTAATACTAAAGGTTTACCTATTAGTTGTTTTTTGACTTATGTGGATGATAGTTTAGAAGGTTTGATGGAACATAGTAATGAATTACGTTGGATGTCAGTCAAAGGTGGCGGGGTTGGTGGACATTGGTCATCAGTGAGAGCTAACAGTGAAATCTCTCCTGGACCTATTCCTTTTCTCAAGACTGTTGATGCGGATATGACAGCTTATCGTCAAGGAAAAACTAGAAAAGGCAGTTATGCAGCTTATATCGATATCTCTCATCCTGATGTTATAGAATTTTTAAACATTCGTGTGCCAACTGGCGGTGATAGTCATCGTAAATGCTTTAACTTAAATAACGCTATTAATATTACTGATGACTTTATGCATGCAGTTGTAGATAATGCAGATTGGCATTTAATTGATCCTAAGACTAAGAGCGTGAGAGATACAATTAATGCACGTGAGTTATGGCAACGTATTTTAGAAGTACGTTTTAGAACAGGAGAACCTTATCTCAATTTTATTGATGAAGCTAATCGTAAGCTCCCACAATACATGCAAGAAAAAGGTTTAAAAATTCATGGTAGTAATTTATGTAATGAAATTCATTTAGCGACTGATAAAGATAGAAGCGCTGTATGTTGCTTGTCGTCTTTGAATTTGGAGAAATTTGAAGAATGGAAGAATACTACCATTGTTGAAGATTGTATTACATTTTTAGATAATGTTTTGCAGTATTTCGTAGATCATGCAACTGATGTCGGTTTAAAGAAGGCTTGTTTTAGTGCAATTCAGGAACGTTCTTTAGGTTTAGGAGCAATGGGTTTCCACGCTTACCTGCAATCTAAGAATATTCCATGGGAAAGTGCCTTAGCTAAAGCGCAAAATATGAAGATTTTTACCTTAATTAAGGAACGTGCTTTGAAGCAAACGCAGTTATTAGCTCAGTTACGTGGTGAAGCCCCTGATGCTGTGGGTTATGGTGTTAGAAATACTCATCTGTTGGCGATCGCGCCTAATGCTAATAGTTCAATCATTGCTAATACATCACCTTCAATTGAACCTTATAAAAGCAACGCTTATACCCATAGAACTAGAGCCGGAGCGCATTTAGTTAAGAATAGATATTTGGAAGCGATTTTATTACAAAAGGCAGAGTCTATATCTGAAGAGGAGAGACAGGCTTGGTTAAATGAAACATGGACATCTATTATTACTCATGATGGGTCGGTGCAACATCTGCAATGTCTGAACGAATGGGAAAAGAATGTGTTTAAAACAGCCTTTGAGTTGGATCAACGTTGGATTATTGATCATGCAGGTGATAGACAGGAATTTTTGTGTCAAGGTCAAAGTGTTAATCTCTTTTTTCCTGCTGGAACAGATAAAGCGATTGTGAATGCAGTGCATTTAAGGGCTTGGAAGAATAAGTTAAAAGGGTTATATTATCTCAGAACTAATGCAGGGGCGAAAGCTGAAACAGTGAGCGAGAAAGTAAGAATCGAGAAGTTAAAAGATTTTAAAGATACTGAATGTTTAAGTTGTCAAGGTTAGATATATTAGATATATATAAAAAAATAAACAAAAGGTTTTCTTATGTTAATAAATGAAAATAAACTAAGAGGTTTAATTCGACAAGTCATCAAAGAAATGGCACATTCTTTTGGTGGTATTCACCCTACAGGTGGTATTAAATATCCAAAAGACGATATAACTTCTCCGGAAAATACGTATGGCGTTCAAAGAAATAGAAATATGGCAGGTATATCTTATGATAAATTTCAAAAGCAACTTGATTGGAGATTAAAGAATTATCCAGGTTGTAATATCTACACTTACATGTTCCCGTCAAATTTCGATATTGATGAAGTTCTTAGAAATAATCTTTTTAGCAGAGGCAACAAATCAAGAATAACAGATCTCTTGTCGTATGATGCAACTCTTTCTAGAGCTATTGACATTACAGATAGAATAGAAGACATAATTGCAGTATTATCAGAGTCATTAGATGAAAATGATCCATCTGTTCAAAAGTTATTTAATACTCTAAGAGAGTCTACACAACTAGCTAACAATGATAAAAATGGAGTATTAATATATTTAGGGTCTCATGCTAATGACATGGCTGATCCTCCTACTGCTTTTAACATGTTACATCAGGTTGTTGACTCTGATCATTTTCAAAGATTTGACCCGGCTTTAGAATTGTACGAGACTTTAGACAATATTCAATTGCCAAACGGAAAAAGTTTAAATACTCCAGGCGTATTCGAAGGTCGAGCATTGTCAAGAAGCGGTGACGTTGAAGTCGTTTGGAGTTTAATTTTAATGGCTCTTGGCTGGTTAAATCCTGACACATGTACAATTATGAGTAATAACGCAACAAATCCAGGTTTAGCTGGTTCAAGTGACCCTCATGACATTATTAAACGTTGTCTAGCACCAATGCATAAAAACAATGAAGAATTAATTGAAGAAATTGTGTCTGCAGGTGTGTCAGATATGTTATGTCAATGTGTTGGTGAATTTTGGAACATGTTTAGAGGTAGAGTCATATTGACATTTAGCTCTAGATTTTAAATTTAATCTTAAATAAAAGTATTGTAGCAATATAAAATTAAATATTTATAATTTATATTATTCAAAGGATAATTCATGTATCTTAATCTACCTTATACAAAAGTCTGGGTCAAACAAAGTTTTCTGCAAGGTCCCGATAATTTTAAAACTGGACATGATCCTCATATGTTGGAGGCTTATTTAATTGGGGTGAGGGCCACACCTTATGAACCACCTTTATATGAGGTGTATATACCAAAATATAATGCCTGTTATGATAAAGTTTTACAAA